AGCGAAGAATCATGACTATAATGAGGAAAATAAGATGAAAAAAAACTTTGTAATGAGAGGGCAAACACCATCCGGTGAAACAGAACTATTAAACTTTGGCGGGTATAAGCCTGGATATGCATATAGATTAGTAGAGTTTGAAGTATATCCTAGCACTAATGTAGGTGGTGCACACTATGAATTAGCAGCTACACTTACTGCAGCTAAGGTAGCAGAAGATCCTGCCAACCCTGATTTTACAAATGAAGGATTAATTGGCACTGTTTTATTAGTTTCACAATCAGGTATAGAATTTTATGGTGGTACTAGAGTTATTAATGATACATTTTTAATTACCCAGGATTTAATTTTATCTGTTATAGATACAGTAGCAGGTTCACCTATGGCTGTTAATTGGCAGTGCAGATTTGAAGCTGTAAAAATGAGTGGTCCAGAAGAAGCAGCTACTAATTTCAAACAGTTTACAATATTCGATGGCTAGTAGTAAGATCTACCATATTGAATTCCCAAAATGGTTCAATGACTCCAGGAGTGTTGAGCAGATGTTAGTTCGTATAGTACTTGCTGTAGTAAGTTATAACTGTATACTACCATAGGTTGCAGGGTTGAAAGGGCGCTGTTTATCATTCCAGCGACCCTTTCCCCCACTTTCCTTTTCAAATCCTATTTAATGCCTTAAAATGGAAGTGACTGGAAGGCTAAGCTGTGTTAAAACATCCTGGCAGTGTCCACAAAGTTGTAAACCATGTTTGTATCGCTTTACATTATGATATACTATTTCTTGTAAACAAAGACTGCAGATCCTTTTCATATTTGCTGTAAGAAGTAAACACCTTCTTGTGAACGTATTAACTCCCATTTATCCTCTTCATATGCTTTTACTAGCTCTTTTACATCAGATTGTAAAGCAGTGAACAAATTTTCACTAGCCTGGCTTTTACTTTGCCATACTGATTCTATTCCTGCCTTAGGAATGGATTCGTAGGAAGGATGTGAAAAGATTAGAATTTTATAAGAAAACTTATCACCCCAATCTGTTTCTACTTTTTCTGCTTTGCCATTGAATTTAATCATGGCAGTCTCACCGGGTGGAACTTCACGCATTACGCTAGCTGCACCAAAACTGAATTTATCATTCATAAGATCTACTAAGCACTATTGTATATATACAATTTGACAACATTAGGTTAACAACTGAGGGTTGTATACCATATATATAGGCAAGTCTTTAAGGTAATATGGCAAAAGACACCTTTTTTCTAAGAACTAACCTGACAAGTTCAGGAACAACCTATGTATCTGATGATATCGATATTTCCGCTTATACGGATCCTGCTCGAGGCAGAGTTTTAGTAGTAGATAGAGGATTTATTACCTTCTCTACTGATGGACAAGGACCAGTTAAACCTACAGATGTCGTAAGTTCCAGTACTGGAAGTCGTGCATTATGCGCCCAGGCTATGACCGAAACCAAAACAACACTCGCACAAGCTAATGATAATGCGCTTTTCATGCTCACTAATTTCTATGCTGCAGTCGGTGTTGCTAGTTCTTTAACTATGGTTAATGAGCAAAACGCTATGAATCCTGCCGAATATGAAAATGGTTTCATCGTACCAACTGATAAGATCCACTGTGGAATACAAACAGGCACCGCCTGGACTGCAGAACTAGACGTTGGATTTGTTTTCGAAGTTCACACTGAAAAGTTATCACTACAAAGAATACAAGAATTATTGGTCAGTCTCACCGCTAACTAATGGCTTTTAGTAATCTGGAAAAAGCGATGGCCCTCATTATTGGGCTTGACATAGCAGCGCCTGGCTTTTCTCGAGCTGCAGCCAAACAAGCAGTTCGTGTAATTGCACCTATAGCTACTCGAACAGCTGCAGCAAGTACGGGGTTTGCTGCAGCAAATCCAATTTTAGCAGGTACAGCTTTAGGTTTAGGTGCTTTACAAACACAACCAGGACAGCAATTACTATCCGATGTTAGTGATATTGGGCGAAGGGATCGTATTGCTTTGGAAAATGCAATCGCACAACTTACCCAGGTAACATTACCTAAAACGAAAAAGCGTACTAAATCTAAATTTAATAAAATGGTTTCAAGCGGAATGAAAGCAATTCGTGCAAGTACTTCCTATGGCAAAAAAGGTACCGTAAGTAATGCGAAAAAAGCTTTTAGCGTTGTAACTAAAGCTGCTAGCGCAGTTACTAAGGGTCATAAACTGCCTAAAAGCGGTATTAAGCGAAGAATCATGACTATAATGAGGAAAATAAGATGAAAAAAAACTTTGTAATGAGAGGGCAAACACCATCCGGTGAAACAGAACTATTAAACTTTGGCGGGTATAAGCCTGGATATGCATATAGATTAGTAGAGTTTGAAGT